ATCATTCAAAAGTGGTGAACCAGTCGCAATCAAACTAGATTTGACCTTCAAAGAAACAGAACTCATCACTTCTAAAGATTATGAAAAAGATGAAAATGGGTGGTATTAGAAATGTTTGATAAATTTCCTCAAATCACATATGATGGGAGAGTCATTCAAGATATATCCAAAAGATTAGCCATTCACCCAATCATTAAAAACAACGCTTCTATTTTTGAAACATATATTGTCAATGAAGGTGAAAAGATTGAAGATGTGGCAGTCAAATTCTACAACGACCCAAACCTTCATTTCGTGATAATGATAATGAACAATATCATTGACCCATTCTATGACTGGGTTTTATCCTACAACGAATTGCTATCTTATGTAGATAACAAATATGCAACAGAGGGTGGCCGAACTGGCATACATCATTATGAACTGAATGGAAAAGTTGTCGATTCAACGACAGTGGGTGCCGTATCTATAACAAATCTTCAATATGAAGAAAATTTGAATGAGAGCAGACGCAAGATAAAAATACTACGCCAAGAATATATACCGATTGTTCGCAACGAACTCGAAACAATTCTGAAACAATAATATGCCTGACGTTAGAGAAACTGGATTCGAAGAAAATAATCTATTTCTAGATTCTGTTGTCTTGGAAAGAGGCGACAAGAAAATTGACCTGAGATTTTTGTTCAGTGAACTCGTCTTTTTTGAGGACATTTATGCGAACACAATGAGTGGATACATCAAGATAATTGATTCGCACAATTTACCAGAAACATTTCCTATCATTGGTGAAGAAATGTTGACGGTAAAATTCAAAACAACAAAGAAGAGTATCTTCGAAAAAACCTTTAAGATATATAAATGTGAAGATTACGCTTTTAACAACACAAAACGATTTGTGACATATAAGCTATTCTTTGCATCAGAACAATTTCTCACCAATCAAACAAAAAGACTGAATCGTTCTTTTGGTAGCGAGAAAGAAGGAATCCGCGCATCTGAAATCGTAGACACAATTTGTCAAAAAATGCTTGACATTCCTGCGGAAAATCTTAAGATAGAAAAAACACGATTTGGTCGGCATCTCATTTGCCCGAACTGGACACCATTTCAAACAATCAATTATCTTGCCGTCACAGATTTACTCGATGGAAATTCAGATACAAATGACAAGAACTCAACTTTTCTGTTCTACGAAGACAAAGAAGGATTCAAATTTGTTTCTTGGTCTACAATAATTGAAGACAGACTCCACAAGAACAAAGTTATAGAATCATTGACGTTAACAGACAAAACAAAGTTCTCAGATGTTGTTTCTGAAAGAAGTGTCGACCCGAGACAAATTCTTTCTTTTGTGATGCCAACCTGCTTTGACCAAATATCAAACACGTCAAAAGGACTATTTGCGAACAGGTACATTTATCACGATATAATCAAAAAAGAACAATTTACACTAGAGTGGAATTATGACAGCGATTTTGAAAATATCTCACTCATAGAAGGCGATTCAGCAAGCAAATTGCACGGATTGAGAAAATTTGACACGAAGGAAGCGACAGTCATTCAACCTGGTGAATATCATTATGAACACGATAAAGATACTTCTGTGCCTTGGAAACAAATTCATCGTTCGAGAATCCAGCAATTTGATAATTATGTTATCTATGCAGAGGTTGTAGGAAACACAGGACACGTTCTAGCAAACATTATCAATCTAGATATTCCTTCTACGAACAGAACAGAGTCAGGTATATTAAGGATGAATAGACATCTGTCTGGAAAATTTCTTGTATCTAAAATAAAACACGTCATAACCGCAGATAAATACACACAGATTCTAGAACTGCGCAAAGGCTGTTTGAGGAAGGTGTAAAATGAAATCAATGGGTGAAGAGTTTTTTTGGTGGCAAGGTGTTGTAGAAGATAGGGATGACCCTCTAAAACTAGGAAGAGTCAGAGTTAGAATTGTCGGTCTTCATTCTGAAAAACTTGTGCCAGATGACACGACTGGAGAAGGCATTCCTGTAGAAGCATTGCCTTGGGCACATCCTGTATGTCCTATCACAAATGCCAATATGCACGGCATTGGTGAAACTCCACTCGGGCCTGTAGAAGGTACCTGGGTGGTAGGATTTTCGCGCGATGGAAGAAGCTGTCAAAATCTCGTCTATTTCGGCACTCTGCCTGGCATCGTTCCTGAACAAAAGAATGAAGGTTTTTCTGACCCGAACAACAATTATCCAAAAGAAAAATTTGTGGGGGAACCAGACACAAATCGGCTTGCGAGAGGAATTGAAACAGACACAATCGTAGAATCAAAGAAATCAGGAAGAACGCTTGGCGTTCAGACTGCTTCTGGAGGAACTTGGGACGAACCCGAAACAGAATACGCACCAGAATATCCTTATAACCACGTAACAGAATCAGAAAGTGGGCATATTAAAGAAATTGATGATACAAAGAATAAGGAGCGTCTACACGAGTATCACAAAGCAGGAACGTTCAGAGAAATTTATCCCGATGGAACAGTAGTCGAAAAAATTGTGAAAGATAATTATGAAATTGTCTTGGGCGACAACAATATCTATGTGAAAGGAAGTGTAAAAATAACAGTCGATGGCAATGCAGAAGTGTATGTGAAAGGAAGCCTTACACAAAAAGTCGATGGCAATGTTTCTCAGACAATCAATGGTGGTGTCACACAAACCGTTGCCGGAAACGTCAACGAAACAACTCCACAACACACAATCAACGGAAAACTTCACGTAACTGGAAATATATCTTCTGATTCTCAGGTTTATGATTTCAAAGGAACAATGGACGAAATGAGAACAGTGTTCAACGGACATACCCATACTGGAGATTCAGGTGGCACAACAAGCCCTCCTCAATCTCAAATGTAGAGCATAAATAAAATATGGCGCAGCAACTAAGAAAAATCTACAAAGATATCGATTTGAATATGAAGGCTCATCCTGAAACAGGAGACATCATCCGACTTTACGATGAAAACGCAATCAAACAGTCAATCAAGACACTGATTCTGACGAATTTCTTTGAGAGACCTTTTCAGCATTATCTTGGTTCAAACGTTCGAGGATATCTATTTGAGCCAGTCACACCTATCATCGAAGATTCGTTGAAGAAAGATATTAGAGATGTTATAGAAAAATATGAGCCACGTGGAGAAATCATTTCAATTGAAGTAAATTACGTAGAGGAAAACAATGCCTATGATGTTGTAATTTATTTTCGTGTCTTGGGCCTCGACAATCCTGTTAAAATTTCATTTGTATTAGAAAGAGTAAGGTAATATGGCAGCCACAAACATTTCAGAATTAGATTTTACTGCAATCAGAAATAACCTAAAAACTTTTCTGAGTTCTCAAGCAGAGTTCACAGACTTCGACTTCGAGGGCGCGGGCATTTCTGTTCTTCTAGATATTCTTGCATATACGACACATTATATGGGTGTTTACGGTAATATGCAATTTTCTGAAATTTTTATGGACACAGCACAATTAAGAAGTTCTGTTGTTTCTCACGCAAAAGAATTAGGATATATGCCAAGACAAAGACAAGCTGCAATTGCAAATATCAATGTTCAAATTCTTAATCCTGCAGGCTCACCAGCAAGTATTGTTATTTCAAAGGGAGACCAATTCGTCGCTTCAATCGACGGAACATCATACACATTTGTTGCTCCTACTGATTATTCATTGACTGACCAAGGCGGAGGAGACTATAACACAGATATTGATATTGTTCAAGGAGAATTTCAGACATTTCGTTTTGATTACAATATTGCTTCACCAAAGCCATTCGTTATACCACAGAAAAATCTTGATTTAGATTATCTGACAGTCAAAGTAAAATCTAGTAGCCTTGCAGATGATTCCACTGCCGTTGAATATACTCTTTCTTCAGATATAACAACACTAGACCCAACATCTACAGTTTATTTCTTGCAAGAAACATCTGATGGCAAAGTCGAAATCTATTTTGGCGATGACGTTCTAGGAAAAGCAATTGTTGACCAAAATCAAATTATCGTCGAATATCTTGTAACAGATGGTATTGCCGCAAACGGAGCAAAAGATTTTAGCCTTGTGACTCCTATAGGCGGATATGCAACAAATCTTTTCACGCTAACAACAAACAGCAATGCTGCTGGTGGTGGAGACGTCGAAGATATTGAAAGCATCCGTCTTGTTGCACCAAAAATATATCAGGCGCAGGGACGTGCTGTGACAGCAGATGACTATAGAGCACTATTATTAGATAAATTCGGCTGGATTGAAAGCATCAATGTTTGGGGCGGAGAGGACAACGAACCGAAGATTTTTGGTAAAGTGTTCATTTCTATTAAACCTAATTATGGCGAGACAACAACAGATGCAGTCAAAACAAACATTACTGACTATCTAGAAAAATATAGAATCGTAGGAATTGTTCCAGAAGTTCTTGACCCAGATTATATCTATGTCAATGTTGATACATCTTTTGTTTATGATAGAGAAACAACAACAAAGACACAAGTCGAACTTGAATCTCTAGTTTCAACTGCCATTACAGACTATTTCACAAATAATGTTGTGAGCAATTTTGATGCGAACTTAAATTATTCAAAGCTGCTCGCAGCTATTGATGCTGCCGACCATTCAATTGTGAACAATGAAACTGCAATCACAATTTCAAAGAAATTCGTTCCGAACACATTAGATTTCTTCACATACGAACTTAATTTTGCGAACGGTCTTGTGGCAGGAACATTAGAAAGCAATTCTTGGACATCTCCTAATGGTCGAGTCTATCAGTTCAAAGATGACGGAAATGGAAATATCGACCTTTATATGGATGGTTCCATCGTGACATCTGAAAGTGGAAAACACACGGTTGACTATACAACTGGAAAAATCACAATATCTTCTTGGAAAGCAGATATCACGATTGGAGATAAAATAACACTGACAGCAGAGCCTACTTCGAAAAACGTTTCTTCTGCTCAAAATATTTTGATTGCAGAAGGAACTTCAACAATCACATCTGATTTCTTGAGATAGAATAAATGGCAAACATTAAGAAATTATCAATATTTGCAGAGAGGATGATTCCGGAATTTATCCGAGACAATCATCCAGATTTCGTCACCTTTGTCGCAAAATATTTTGAATTTCTTGAAGATGCCGACAATCCTTATGATGTCATTTCAAAAATTCTGTCAAGTCGAGATATCGACGATTCTATTTCTCAATACTACGAAGAATTCAGGCAACAATTCGCGCCAGATATTCCGGAAAGAATACAAGCAGACCTAAAACTGGTAATAAAACACATTAGGGAATTCTTCCAGCAAAAAGGAAACGAAAATTCATTCGCTTTTCTTTTCAGAACAATATTTGATGAACCAATTGAATTCTATTATCCTAGAGTCGATATTCTGCGTGCATCAGATGGAAAATGGCATAAACCCACATATATAACCGTTGTCAAACAAGATGGAACATATCCTACAATAAATGAAATTGCCTCAGATTGGCTGTTCAAAGAAATCATTGGTTTGAACTCAGGTGACACAGGATATGTTGAAGGAACCATTCTCGTCACTCACCCTGATGATGACCCATTGAATCCTGTGATGTCGCAGGTTCAAGCCCTCATAGTCTCAGAAAATGTTGGGGCATTTGTCGAAGGCGAGACATTGAGATATCTCAATGATGAAAATTCTCCTCAAATAAACATTGCCATTTCTACAACAGGTGTGCCAGTCATTGATGAACAGCCAGGAGACTGGATAAACACCGACGGGTTCCTTTCTTCAAACAAATATCTGCAAGATAATTATTATTATCAAGAACACTCTTATCAAATCCGAACTGCAATGTCTTCAGATTTTTATTGGAGAACAATCAGAAAAAACACTCATCCTGCAGGAACAATTTTCTTCGGTGTCGTAGATTTCTTAGATGGTCTTCTTTCAACTGTAGGATTAACTGATAGAGCAGCATATGAAGATATACTTATTCATTGGGTTCAATCAACACAGGCAGGAAATCAGACTGCCCCTGTTACAGATAACTTTATCTATAATTGGGAAATAAAAGCAATTGCTGCTGCTTGGACATATGCCTACATTGAGTATTTTCGAGAATCTCCGCCATTCAATTCAATGTTTCGAGCAGACTCATTCGATAGTTTGTATATTGGCATTTTTGTCGATAATGCAACGACATCCTTCCCATATTCAACTCCAGGTGAAGTTACAGTAGTCTAGGTAATATAAATAATTAAAAGGTTTATCAGAGGAAAATAGTATATGGCTTCTTCAGCAATCGTTCACGACAGTCTTCGAGTAGTCGACGCAACAAATTTCGTTGACAAATATGATTCAACTCCTTCAATCAGTGATTATCTGTACCTGGGAATTTCAGGTACGACTGCTTGGACAGATGAAATCAATCCACCAGCTCCTACAACAAAACTCGATGAAAAAACATCATTCTGGACAGAACTTATTGGCTTGCATCGAATTCAGATAACAGACATCGCGCCAGCAATTCCTAGAATCAACTGGACATCAGGAACGGAATATTTTGTTCTTGATACATCACTCGATAACCCTTGGGTTCAAGAAACATACGTTCTTGCATCAAATAACTATGTTTATCGCTGTGCTTCTAAACCAGCACCCGGAGCAACTGTAACAACAGAACCAAATGGAACTGGTCAAGGAGTCGATTACGGCGATGGATATACTTGGGACTTTATGTATGATTTATCTTCTTATGACCAAACAAACCTGCTCACCTCATCTTGGCTACCCGTAAACTGGCAAGAAAAACAATCAACTTTGCAGGCATCGAATGGTGATGTTGATGCAGTCAATTCTTTGAACGCAAAATATGTTGTTGTGCGTGCAAAAATTCTTGATACCGACCTTCCTACTGGAGTAACATATCGTAAACTGGCACTGATTGAGAATCCTCTCGATAATCTTGGCGGTGCCTGCACTAATAACAACTATCTTCCTGCTGAATTAACTTCTAACAGCGGAAACTTGGTCTATATGGAACACAGGCCGCCAATCACAAGAAATTCTGGACAATTCGAAGAAATAAAAATTATTATCGAATTCTAATAAAGAAATCAAGAAGTTAGAGGAAACAACACTAAATGGCTTATTCATACAATACCGACCCGTATTATGACGATTTTGATGAAGCAAAGAATTTTCTGAGAACGCTCTTCAATCCTGGAAAAGCTGTCCAAGCACGAGAACTGACTCAGATTCAAACCGTTCTTCAGAATCAGGTCGCAAAATTCGCAAACCATATTTTTAGAAACAATACAGCCATTGTTGGAGCAAATGTCAAAATCAATTTTGCTCGAGATTTCCTTATTCTTGATGCAGCAGACCCAGACAATCCTTCTATCAACATTGATGCTGCAAATTTCCTTGGAAAAGTTATCACAGGAGAAACATCTGGAGCATCCGCTACCGTAACAAAAGTAGATTCTCTCAACAACATCATCTATTTTGAATATAAAGGCGGAACATTCGACGACACAACGCCAGAAATCATCGCAACAAATGACACAACGCCTTTCCGTGGAACAATCACTGCTGGCTCTGTCGGTCAAGCAACATTTGCGAATGCGGAACCAGGAATCATATATTCTAATGGACACTTCGTAATTGTTGATGAGCAAGAAATCATTGTAGAATCAACCGGAAACACTGGCTCATATCATATCGGATATGATGTCACAGAAGATGTTGTGACAGCATCAGATGATAGTTCTCTCTATGACCCATCGCAAGGTTCATTCAACTTCAATGCTCCTGGAGCAGACCGATACAGAATCCAAATGATTCTAAAATCATATGCAGATGCAGATATTTCATCTGCACCAAAAAGCTTCTTTGCTCAGGTTGTCACAAAGAATGGAAAAATCATTCAAGACCAAGACAAACCTCAATATGCAGATATTCTTGATTTGTTAGCAAGAAGAACATACGATGAATCAGGCAACTACACTGTTCGAGATTTTCCTATCCGCATAGAAACAAACGGCACCGACACAACAAAACTTGATTTGACACTCGAGCCAGGAAAAGCATATGTCCTTGGTTTCGAGCACGAAAAAATCTCATCTTCACTTGTGCAAACAGATAAGGGTCGAGATTTCTTCCACGCAAATCAGGTAACAAGATACGCCGATTATGGCCCATATATTGATATTGCAGAAAATGGTGCTGTAGATGATATTTCAGGCCTGCTTGATGTTTCTCACCACGAAGAAGTTACTCTCTACACAGATGTTGGTGGCTCTGCGGGTGCAGGAACACAAATTCTAGACAAAAGCGGAAATCCAGTAACCTTCCGCATTGCTTCAATCATACGAAACACTGTGGGAGAAATGAGAGTCTATCTTGCAGATGCTGAAGGAAAGACTGACTATCTTGTTTCAGCTCGGTCAATTGAAGGAAGTTCTACTGGCTCTTGGGCAAACATTGAAACCTATTCATCTGGACTTCCTATTGTAGGAAACAAAGACAAAGTAGGACCTATCATTGAAATTGACGATGATTCTGTTGCTGTCAAAGGAGTGACAACAAATCAAACAACTTTTGAAGTCGTGCGTTCATATCAAGGAACGGTTTCGGGCACTCCAGATGTCACCTTCACTGCTGACGACACAGATTCAACTTTTGTTCCGTCATCTGCTGGTGGTCTGATTGCTGTCGTAAAACAGGACGGCACACCAATCGACCTTTCGACACTCGTATATACAACATCGGCGCCGAGCCAGTCTTCGAATGACACTGCCACAATTTCAGGAAGTGGTCTAAATGGATTGACAGGGCAAACCGTTGATGTTCTTCTTTTGGTCGGAAGAAACAATGGCTCAGGCAATCCTAGAACAAAAACAAAGCCATCAGGAACAACAACAGCAACCGCCGATGCAAACGGAAAAATAACTCTTGCTCACGAAGATATTGTTGCTCTGACTTCTGTATATGAAGACCCTGCAGGCGCAAACACTCCTGTCGACTTGAACATTGTTACTCTTGACAACGGCCAAAGAGACTACTACTATGGGCCAGGTGTCGTAAGTAATCTAAAAGCTGGTGTGACATATCAAATCAATTATGACTACTACGACCACGGAGTCTTGACAACAGGTTCGTACTTCTCTGCAGATTCATATCCTAACTATGAAGATATCTACACATATACTTCGGAAAACGGTCTCGTTGAATACAATTTAAGAAATTGTCTTGATTTCAGACGCAAGCTATCTGATTATGTAGGTGCTGGTGTAGATATTGTTGTTCCAGGAACATCTGCAATCACACTCGAATACGATTACTATGTTTCTAGAAAAGACAAAGTCTACATTGACGCAAAAGGAACCTTTGGTGTGAAGAAGGGCATCCCTTCAAGAATTCCAGAAGCTCCGAACACTGTCAAAGATACAATGACATTATACAATCTGACAATTCCTCCTTATACATTCAAAGATTCAGATGTTGGAATTTCACCTGTTGATAATCGCCGTTACACAATGCGTGACATAGGAGAACTAGAACAAAGAATTTCTGGCCTAGAATACTATACTTCTTTGAATGCTCTAGAAAAAAGTGCAGATGAACTGACAATTCTTGATGCAAATGGTCTAGCAAAATATAAGCACGGAATTTTTGTAGATGATTTCAGCTCTTGGGACGGCTCGCAGGAACTTCATCCTGAATATCGTGCTGCTCTAGATATGGTGCAGAATACAGTAAGGTGTCCATTTAATCTTGACAATGTAGATTTTCATCGCATATATGATGCTGATTATCCTACGAACAAGAACATTCAGATTCACGAACATACAGCTACTCTAAAATATACAACAACAGATTTCATTTCACAACTGAAGGCATCTAGTTCAATCAATGTGAATCCGTATGCTGTTTTTACTTGGGTTGGAGAAATCAATCTTGTTCCTGCAACAGATAACTGGGTAGATGTGGCAACACTTCCTGCCATTCAGAAAACTCTTGGAACTCCTATAGAAAGAGAAACTTTCACTGAATGGAATTCTTGGCAGACAAAGTGGACAGGAAGAAGCGTTTCTTCCTTCAGAACAGGATATCTTAGAAGAACAACAATCACCAGCACAGGTGTGAGTACCCGAACAGGTGTTCGCACAGATGTTATTCCAACTGTTCGAAAAGAAATCGACGAAAGGATTGTTTCTCAAGAAATAATTCCGTATATGCGTGCTCGAAGAATCTACTATTCTGGCTCGAATCTCAGACCAGGAATCAATCTTGGTGCTAAATTCGATGGCGTGGACGTTTCTTCCTACTGCACAAATCTGACAACTGATACTTTGGGTTCTGTTGTAGGATACTTCGACTTGCCTGGAGGAACATTCACAACGGGTGAAAAAGAATTCGTATTGTATGATTTAGATTTGGGAGAAGAAGTTTCTAGAGCGACAGCAACATACACTGCGAATGGAATTCTAGAAACAAGACAATCTACCATCACAACAATCTACGGTTCCACAATCCGAAGAACGCCTCTTCTTCAGAGCAAGAATGTGTCTCAATCTCAGACTTTCACAAGAAGATGGTCTGACCCTATCGCGCAATCATTCCTTGTTGTTTCAGATGGAGGAAACGGTGTCTTTCTTTCGAGCATCGAATTGTTCTTTGAAACAGCAGATGCAAATCTTCCAGTCACTGTTCACATTGTAACAATGGAGAACGGAGAACCTACACAGAACATCGTGCCATTCTCTCAAGTAACTCTACCAGCTTCACAGGTCAACACTTCTACAGATGGACAAACAGGAACAGTGTTCACTTTTTCTGACCCTGTTTATCTACAAGATGGAGCAGAATATGCTTTTGTTGTTCTAACAAACAGCACAAACTACAAGATTTTCCGAGCAGAACTAGGAAAAAATGATTTGCAGTCTGGCGACACATCTGGAAACGGAACAGGACCTGGAATCGCAAAACAGCCTTATGCTGGTGTGATGTTCACATCTCAGAACGCATCTACTTGGACAGAAGACCAAAATTCTGATGTCAAATTCAACATCAAGAAATGTGTCTTCGACACTGCGGTAACCGGAACTTATGAATTAGACACAAAAGTTTCATTCATTGACTATACGAGTTCAACTGGAGATTTCAAGATTGGTGAGACTGTTTCTGGAGATGCTTCTGGTGCAACTGGCGTTGTTGTTGCTGATGATGGCTCAACTCTGACACTCGGAACAAGAGACGCAACTGCATTTCAGAATGGCGAAGGATTGACAGGTGCTGATTCTGGAACATCTGCAACATCTGCCTCAACAGAATATACGACTCCTCTACTATTTGATGCAAAGACGACTCACGTCAATTTCTTGATAGATACTCTTGCGTTCAACGACACAACAATCTTGACACAATATATGTTTACAGGAGAAGTTGCCTGGACAGAATTTGAAAATAATAACAATATTCGTCTAGATTCACGCAAAACTGTCGATTCAGACACAAATCCTCTACAGGTTCAAATACTGCTGAACACAACAGATGCAGAAATTTCGCCGATGGTTTCGATTGAACGTTCATCTTGTATTCTTGTCAACACAGATGACTGGAAACTGATTCCTTATGATACATTGGCTGGTGGTTCATTCATTGTAGGAGAAACCATCACAGGTGGAACATCTGGTGCAACCGGAGTTCTTGTTGCAGATGATGGAACAACACTGACACTTTCTTCTCATAATGATGTTGCTTTCCAAGACAATGAACAATTGACTGGAAGCCTATCTTCTGGCGTCACAGCAAACGTTAATATGCCGTCATCTGCTGCTGAAACAAGAAATCTGGGAACATACATCACAAAGACAGTAGAATTGCTGAATCCTGCAGATGACCTTCGTGTGATTTTTGATGCCTACACACCTCAGAATGCTTCATTCAAGGTATATTATGCTTCGACTGCATATGTTCCAAAATATGTCACAGCACTTGGTACACCGGTGTGGTTAAGTTCGTCTGACCCGAACTCTGGTCTTGAACAAACAGTCGTTGGACAAGAAGTCTATGTTTACTACACAACAGCAGGCACAGGAAATCTCCTCAATGTTGTTTCACCATTTGGAGGAACAGAGCCAGAAAGAGCGATTATCACAAAGATTGACGATGCTGGCAAAGTTTATCTGAAATCAATTTCTAATGTGACGGCATTCCCTAACGGCGCAAACAACGTCCTTTTGACAACAGAATATCTTGCTCCTTTGCCAGACAATGATGCAATCGACACAAGCTGGACAGCAGCAACTTCGTACGGACCTACTGCAAATGCAGGAAGTCCTCTGCTCTATGTCAAGCACAACGACCTATTATGGGTCAAAACTGATTCAACAACTGATAGCACAACCGCTGAACCTACAAAGAATGGAACAGATTGGACACTTGTTCCGGGTGTTTTCACAGACGACAATCTCGTTGAAGAAGATACAATTCTGTGGAGACCTATGAAACTCGAAGCAACTCCAGTTTTAGATTTGGCAAATGTTGCCGAATATACCTACATTCCAGATGAAGAATCAGACGAAGAATTCACAAAATTCTCTATCAAGGTAGAGATGGAGGGTTTGTCGGTGACAGATGTTCCTAAAATAACAAACTTTAGAGCTATTGCTGTTATTTAGAGGTAGATAGATGAAACATTTAATACCTGTTCAAGATAGAAATCTTGCTCGAGACCCAAAATCGGGTGCTCTTGTTGCAACAGACCGCAATAAATATTTACAAGCGCAGGCAAGAAAGCAAAATGCCAAAAGACAAGCGATGCTCGAAAAAAGAGTCGCAATGCTCGAACGCAAGGTTGCTCTTCTCGAACAGTCTTTGTCCTCATCAGCAAAGCCTGCAGAAACACCAAGAAAGAAGAAAAGTTCGAAAACAAAGAAGTAGGAATAAATAGATGCCTCTAATACAAACAGTTCTATCTACCGACACATTCAAAACCTGGAGAGAAGCAACAAACAGCCTAATTGGCATCTTGAATATGCCAGTTACAGGTAATCCTACCCAACTCACCACAAAAGCAGAAGCTTTCGATATAACGGAATCTGCCGGAGCACATATCGGATGCACAGTCACAGAGAACGTTGCTGGTGATGGTTCTGTCGATATATCTGCTGGTGAGGCATTCTTGAGAGAAAGCAATTCAGCAACAGCGGTGATTCGAGCAGTCGAACTGACTGCCACAACAATTGCTGCGGGAGCCACAGAAGGAACTGTTCAGGTCGGAACAAACTACATTTATGCCGACTATAATGCCGGAGCACCACTATTTTCTTCTACCGCAATCAAATCAAACATTAACGATAGAGATAAAGTTCTTGTCGCTGTCGTAACACGTTCTACTGAAAACGACCTTATTATTCTGCAGGTAGCAGGAACAACAGGAGACGTAGAGAGAAGACTCATCCATAGATTGCGAGACACTGAAGGCGTCACAAAGGCATCCGGCGCTTCTTTGAGCGAACCCACTGCACTCGACCTTGCAGTTTCATCTGGTGAATTCTACTATGGTCTAACAGAACAACTCACACCAGCATTCGACACTTCTACGATTGTTTCAGGAACTGCAACAGGTGGGTCAACAACATCTCTCATCGACACAACAAAAGACTTCACTGCTCTCGGTGTTGTTGCTGGCGATGTTGTTTGGGACAACACAAACAACCAGCACGCAACAATCACTTCTGTTTCTACAACAACAAATCCAAATGACACTCTGAATTTTGCGGCAGTGCTAACTTCTATGTCTGGTGCGGCGTATGAAGTCTCAAGCAACAGCTTTGAATATTATTACAACGGAGCATCAGGCTGGACAGAAAACGCAGGTCACTATTTCGATAATACCCAATACAACAATTATGGAACCGGATTAACTGCTTTATCAACAGCTTATTATACGAACAATTGGATTTATCTGAAAATTGGTACAAATGCAACTGAATTGTACGTTGTCTACGGCACATCAGAATTTGCATCACTCGGTGAAGCGCAGTCAGAAACTCCTCCTCAGAACATTCCACCTGAAATTGAAGAAATTGGTGTTCTTATCGGCCGAGCAATTCTTCAAGAAGGAAACGCAAATATTGTTTCTCTCGATGTTTCCATCGGCGGACAGAATTTTGCAGCAAGCGGAGCGAGCGAATTTGCTGATAACGTATTCGCCATCTTTGACGAAGTAGATTCTACAAAGAAAGCAGGATTTCAAGTCTCAGGCTTGCAATCTGGCACTTCTAGGATATTTGAATTTCCTGATAAAAACGGACGACTCGCAACATATGACGACATCCATCGACGTTACGATGAAGTCTACAAATATGCGTCAATGGCAGCACTCTCGAAAAGAATCATTCCTTATGATATGACAATTTCTTATGGTGTCTTTGAAGATGGGACATCTATCACAGTCAACGGTCAGACACTTCTTTCTGATTTGGAAGAAAATTCTGTTGGCACACTCGCAGTCTTGCAAGGTGACATTGTTGAATCAAACAAACCTATTTCTGTCAAAGATAACGCCGATGGAAATATCATTGCAGCACTATCAGGTGTAGGCGAATATTTTTATTTCTATACAGATAGAGCTGCTCCACACGAAGTATTCGTTTATGCTCCTTATTATGATGTCACTGTGACATACAGCACATCTCCTGCGCCGACAGTGTCTGAAAATGTTTGGGACCCAGTTCTTCAAGGCGAAACAAATACAATCACCGTTGAAAAAGGAACAATCAAAAATTTCTATGTTCAATATGACCCTGCATCACCTGCAGGACCTGTCCCAAATCCTGCGCCGACAGAAGCAGGACACCACTATTTCCACACATCTGGCCCAGTCGTAATAACAAAAGAAGGCACTGGCTCTAACCAAGACCACCTCCTTGTTATGCCAATGGGAAGAGAAATCCTGCATCCTTGGATTGATGGAAATGGTGCTCAACTTGTAAGGTCATACAGTGGAATAACTCCTGCTCACATCGGAAACGGATACTATATCGCAGACGAGCCATTCCAGACATTCTCTAATGCAGATGGTGCTGGCAGTAATGGTCATACAGGAATACCATACGAAATGTGTGGTGATACCTATATGATTGAACACGATATCGCAGGATATCAAATTTGTGCAATCGAACCTACTCAAATTCGAATCTTCGTTGCTGATTCACTCTATGCAGAAATTGATGCGACAGCGGCATCAAGAACAAATCCTCTATTCTTCTCAACAGGAAATGCATCGAGTGGTGTTCCTGGTGTTGCATCGCTCGATGCAACAGTCGGATATGTAGATTTTGATATTTCGACAGCATCAGGCACATTCCAAATCGGAGAAACTGTGACACAGGCAGTTTCTGGAGCAACTGGCGTTGTTTCAAAGGTGTTCACTGACAGACTTATTCTTCATTCAATCACAGGAACATTTGACACAACAAACACGGTGACAGGCGGAACATCTGGTGCAACCTGTGTTCTGACTGCTACACCATATAGAATGTGGAGATTTGAAGCTTCTTCGCCATTTGCATTGAGAACAAACGACCCTCAAAATGATGAATATATTGCTCTAGGATATCGTAGAGCTCTACGCGCAGATTCATTCGACCAAACTGCACAACTCGATAAGAAGCTCCACACACTCGAAGATGAAATTCAAGAGCGTGCTCCTTTTGCAACACATTTTGACCCAGACCTCGACTACGAATGGGTCAATCATTTAGGAAATGGTGTCATAACAAATGTAGATTCTTCTACGATTCCAGGCACAGGTGGCGGCAATGTTCGAGAAGTAACAGGTCAAAGATGGGACATCTACGATGAAAAAATCCCATTCAATCCTGAAACATTATATAAGGTATCTGCAAGAGTTAGAATGACAGTCGCTCCAACAGTGGCAGGAAAATGCTTGCTCTATGTAGGTGTGGCCGGCATTGCAGCAGATGGAAGCACTTTCGTAAATGCGAATGGAATAAACAGCTTTTCAAATCAGTTCTATGTTGCTGCAAATGGTCGAGACCTTGAAGCAGATGGCGCAAATGTTTGGGTCACCGTAGTAGGATACTTCAAGGGTCATTCTGCTGCACCGGGTTCAGGAGCATCTGCAGACCCATTGAATCCAAAAACATTGCAAGACAATTGTCGCTTCTTCAAACCACTAATTGTTGTGAACTATTCGAATGGTGATGGAACTGTCCAAATAGATTGGGTGAAGGTTGAAGAAGCCAACGAAGATGCAGACATTGCTACGGAATCTTCTACCAGAGCAACAGATGACGCAACTCTGCAAACAAACATTGATGGAGTTCAAACAAATCTTGATGCTCACACAGCAACACCTCATCAAACATTACTGACTGCTGATGACCCAAATGCGGCAGCCATTCTTGCAACGGGTGACTGGAACAATTACATAGACGGCGGATTCTATCGCGGTAACGGTCTTCTTAATGAGCCGGCATATGTAGCAGGTGCTCACACTTGGAAATATGTGACGGTAATCCGCCACAATATAAACCATTGTGTTCAATATATGATAGATTTTAACAATGTTGCGTCTTGGACAAGAACATATGTCGGCGGTGTCTGGGGCACTTGGAATAGACTAGACCCAGGAGAACACGCTGCTCTAACAAACAATCCGCATTCAGTTACAATCGACCAAATTTCTCCGTTAACAGTAGATGGAGATATACTCTATAGAAATAATGGAGCATCAACAAGATTACCAATTGGAGCACTTGATTATATTATTCGTTCTGATGGTGCTGCACCATATTGGACACCGCTGACCGTACAGGCTTCCGAATTGGCCGGACCAACCGCAGGAACAGGATATAATTTAATAAACTATAATGCTGCTGACAGCGGAGTTCGTTCTCCTTGGAATTCTTGGCAGACAATGTCGACTCACACATATCGAGGTGCATCGGGTCAAGTTAAAGTAAGAGTAAGGTCTTACCAGAGTACTGCCTTTGTCTCAGGATATCAAACTCACGGAAGAATATTACATAACGGAACAAGTGTCGTTTCTGCAAATGCTACATCAGGCGTCGCCGGCTGGGGAGGCTGGTCATCTTGGGTAACTGTAAATGTCAATGATGGTGATACATTTACAAGACAAGCGTGGGGATGGGCTTGGGCAGATTGGACAATATCACTTGATGTGCAAATGAAAATAGCTTGTTCTCAACCATCAGGATATTCTATTATATAATTGAAGGAGAAAATTTTGTATAACATTATTCTTAGAACAGAAGGCACAATTGATTCAATCCTTGGAGAAAACGAGGATATATCTCCTTTTTTGCCTCTTAGTGATGGCCTGAAAATAATTGAAGTATCAAATAAGACTTATGGTAAAATAAAAAAACTCATTCAAAAAGGCATTCCGCTCGAAGCAATTGTCGTGAATGAACATTCTCACGCAGTTTCTATATCGAAAACAATTCTAGATGAACACAAAAAAGAAATTAAAAATTCAGAAATACGAATAGTGAAAGAAGAGAAAAAAGAAGAAATAGATGAATTTCTTTTGAATAACCTTAAATCTTTCACAACTTCTTTTGGCATAACAATTTCAATTGAAGGGAACGACCTTACTTATCTTGACCTTCTGAAATCATATTGCGAAAGAAACAATCTACAGAGTGTAGAAATTTACGATTCTTTCCATAAACTAATATCTCTGACTCCAAAAGAAATTCAGCAAACGATTGATGAAGCAATCGGATACAAGCAAAGAATGATGAAAGAATGTAAAGCATTGAAAGATAAAATTGACAGCTACAAAACTTTGAAATCTGTCGAAGCAATCAATCACGAAAAATTAAGCCTTCAAAGACACAAGCCAAAGGAAATAAAGAACTTACCGTGACATAGGTCACTTTTCATAAATAGTATATAAGCCGCTCAGATTAATTCGGGGTTCTCTAGTAATTAAACAACTGGCGACACGATTAAAGGCAAGGTTATTGAACAATGCTATTATCTATATGGGAAGATATCGGATTTATCAAAAATGAGGACTTCACAGATATGCCAGGTGAATACGTAAAAGAAATAAGTCTGAGTGGACTTTTTCCCGACTGGTTCAGAACAATTGTTATGATTTCTATTGCAATGGTGTCAAATGCGATTGTTTCGCTAGCGAAGAGCAAATTTTCTGGAACCTTTGTTTTCTCTGTCTGGCTTATCAATATTGCTCTATCTGTTGTCGTTTCATTCTTTGTAGATAACATTGCTCTGTGGATTGAACCAGAAATGAACGTTCGAGCAGAAGGTGCCTTAATGGTGATAACCGGCATCCTGACAAAAGATATCCTTGAACTGGCTGAAAAGAAAGGACTATCTTGGATTCGCTGGAAATCTCGTGATGATGGAGCAGAAAGATAATGCTAAAATACATTTTCACAAATCATCTTGAAGACGTGATTCAACTTTTCGTCGCTCTCTACATTTGTGCTAGGTCAACTCACATTGCTTGGCTTGCATATGTCAATTCTAGAATCAAAAACATCTCAGAAACAGAAAGAAATCACGAAAGCGAACACCTTGCTCTGACTTCTCTTTCTGCTTTCATTTCGTTCATCTTGAGTGCATCATATGTCGGTCATCTCGTCATTTCAGCACTTCATCCTGTTGAAACTTCTACCATCGCTGATTTCGTCAATGTAACAATCAAAGTTTTCGAAACATTCTTGCTGATTGGATACGCTTGGATTCTCAACCACATCGGTCACGAAGAACTCATTTTTTCTAGAAAGAGGAAGAAATCTAGACAGTAGATATTCTCACTATAAATACATATATGAGAATAGCACTTTGTCCGGGCCATCATCCTGAGAAACCAGGTGCAAGAAATCTGAGATATGGCCTAACAGAAAATTTCGTAGCGAAAAAAATCATCAGAATGCTCGAAGATTTGCTTCGTGGTCAAGGTCACGAAGTTTCCGTCTTCGAAGGCCGCCTATCTGAAAAAGTGAGAAAAATCAATCTAGGAACAAACGGAAGAAAATTTCAGCTTGCCATCGACCTCCACTTCAATGCTGATGCCGAAACAGACGACACAGATGACAAAAAAGGACACGGTGTGATGGTGATGCACTATCCCTCATCTGCCGCCCGAAAAGCCCAGGCTGGTGCTATGTCATCTAGAATTGCCGAAAAGCTGTCAGAGAGGGATCTAGGGCCCCGCAGAGCACTCTATTGGGGCGGTTCTAACCCTGGAACCAAGCCCGACTATTTTGTTGACAAAACGAACTGTCCGGCTTTCATTCCTGAACCCGGATATATCGACAACAACGCCTTCTGCAAAAAGTTTCTACTTGACAAAAAAGGACATCTGAGAATCGCAAAAGCATTGTATGATGCAATAGAAGGATTTGAAAATGACGAACAAGTTTAGAAAAGAACCTAGTGCAGCTTCAAAAATAGACAAATGGAAAAACAGAAGAGCAATGGCCTGGAGAGCATTTTCTTTCGCCATTGCATATATTTTTGGTGTCCTTGCTTTCTTTTGGTTCGCACCAATAGAAAAAATCAAATCTGCAACAGAACTCGGTTCCATCACTCTCGCAGTTCTAGGATTCTTCGGTGCAATCATCACAGCCTACATTGGTGCAGCAACATATCAAGAAGTTAATGAAGATGGAACAAATTAAAAATCTCTTGGGAAAAGAATTTTCCCTAAAGGATATCCTAATTGTTGTAATGGCAGTGTTCATTGCATTTTCACTTTTCACAAACCAAGGACCGGGCACAAAGAAAGGAACAGAATATAGGGACATCGCTCCTGGTGTTGCTCAAGGAAGAACAGAGATTGTTCACAAAATTGATATGGCAGGAATTGATGAAATAATCAAAAAATCGGTTTCTGCTCATATGATACAAGCAAAAGGAGAAATTCTCGCATCTATAGAATCAAAATGGCAGAGCAGAGAAAATGAAAGTGGTAATAATGTCACCAAATACGGCACTAAGAAAAAAGAACTTTTTTGGGAAGATGCAGGCGGCAATCGTATTCCTATTGGTGTTGCTATCTATTCTCCTAAAAAGGAAGCAGAAGGAAAAGCGCCTTGGCTCGCAAAAACCTATCAAATAGACTACACAACACAAATTGTACGTTCGAAAGATTATGATGGAGGAATCCATAATACCGTTTCTCTTTGGGCATCCGTTCCTCATAGAAAAGGATATGAAAATGTCAAATTAAGATTAAATATCAAAAATGCGCAATTCCAAGAGTTACAGAATCATCCTTATCGATGGTCATTTTGGAATCCTACTTTATCTTTGGGATTATTTTCAACACTAGATGGACCGGGCTTTGCTGGAAAATTCAATTTTATCAATTATGGCTATGAAAAGCAATTGCCTGTCTATCAGTTTTTCTCACCAACCTTTCTACTTGAAACAAATAGATATACATTCGGTCTTGAATTTGGCTCTATCAATGTAGGAGAATATCTACCGCTCATCAAAGATTTACATATTGGTGCTGGAATAGATATTGACAAAAAACCATTCTTGACATTGACTTCTGTTTTCTAAAGCCATAAATATTTAATAGAGGAAAAAGATATGGCTAAAACAAAAAATACAATCGTTAATGCTGAAGGCGAAATATATCGTGCAAGAGCTCTAGTAGACCAATTTGGAAATCATCAAGGAATTTTCAAGAATCCTCTCCACACAAACGATTTCGCAATTCCTTTTTCTGCTGGTCTTGTAACTGGATATAGAATACTTCATAAATTTGGTCATACACCGACGCTAGGGACATCACAAGAAGATATTTGGGACAATGGAGGAATGTACGTATATCCTTCGGCAGCAGCACAAATGACTGTTTCGAGTTCTAGTGCAAATGATACTGCTGCTGGAACAGGCGCAAGAACAGTAGAAGTTTTTGGACTAGATGCAAATTATCTAGAAGTTAATGAACTTATCACACTGAATGGCCAAACTCCAGTCACAACAACCAATTCATATCTAAGAATTTATCGAATGGTTATTAGAAGTGCTGGTTCATCAGGCTGGAACGAAGGCGATATTTATATTGGTTCCGGCGCAGTAACAGGCGGTGTTCCTGCAACAATCTATGGAAGAATTACATTCGATACAGTCTATGGAAAAGGCGAAAATCAAACTTTGATGGCAATTTATACAATTCCTGCAGGAAAAACAGGATTTGTCAAAAAACTTCATTTTGCTGTCAATCGTTCATCGAAACCACTTGAACTTTGGGCATACGCAAGGCCTATTGGAGAAGTGTTCCAAGTCAAATATCGTTCAATGATTGACATAGGTAACCTGACAATTGACTTTAATGGCTCTATTCCTGAATCAGGACTTGCAGAAAAAACAGATTTTGCCCTCCGCGCGTCGGTTGAAACCGGCACAGTAGACGTTGCTGGTGGTTTCGAACTCATTCTAGTAGATAATACATTGCTCGTATAAAAGGATAAATAATGGCAGATATCAGCAATTTTTATAGAGGAGACACAAAGAAATATAAATTTGATTTCGGTGCTGGAACGGACATCACTGGCTGGCAAATTGTTTTCACGCTCAAGAAAAATCCAGAAGATGCCGATGAATCTGCAGATTTGCAGGTTTGGGCAAATGCTGGTTCAGACCCTCAAGATGATGTTTTGAATGGAATAATGTATTTGACTCTTCCTTCTGACCAAACTTCATTATTAGATGTTGGACAATATCATTACGGATTTCAGCGCGTGATTCCAGGCACGCCGCCAGATGTAAAAACTCTTCTAGTGGGCAAAGTTAAGGTTCTGCAGGATATCACTGTTAAGACAGCACCTTAAGGTAGGCCGAAATGGCTACATTAACCTTTACACTCACAGAAGAAACGTTAAATTTTACTCTCAGTGAGGAAACGCTTTCATTTTCGATTGTTGATGAAACAATCAATGTTGTAGACTCACAAACAATCATTGAGGTTCCTTCTATTGCGGCGGAACCTCTTGTTATTACTCCGACAGAAGAAACAGTCGCAGTAACACAAACAGAAGAAACAATTTCATTTCAAATGAAAGAGGTTGTTCTTCTAACACAAAATATAATATCGGATGATGATGTGCCATACAGTAAAGAAGTAGATTTCGTATCAGATAGTCTGATTTATAGAGGGGAAGCTCAACCCGGTACTGCAACGAGTGACCCTTACTGGCGAATAAGAAGAATGACATTCACCATAGATGCAAACGGAAACGAAGACTACAAAGAAGAATGGGCAGACGGCAATGCAAATTTTGACAATGTTTGGGATGACCGTTTGTCATTGAATTATTATTAGAATTAGAGGTTAGAAATGATTAGATTTTTAGGATATCCAGCAGATGCGACCGGAGATGTTATTTCGTTATTCGGAGAATGTGCTGCTGCATATAATTACGGTGTGACAGGGATAATTCCCGGATATCCACAATCGGTTCCTACTTCACAATTGAATAATCCTTCATACGGAACTCATATTTTTCCTGATATAGATACTGCATATGCGGCATATACTTCTCTTGGATATACATTTGTTTTCTTTGAGGTTGGACAACCGAGCATATCTACATTCACTCATCCCGCAGATAATGTTATCTATTGTGTAGGTTCCGACACCGGAGGTTTTGGAAAAACAATTGCAGAATTACAAGCAATGGGGGATGTGTTCAGTGTCGATACTGTATTTCCATCAAATTCATATCATTCTTTGCTAGTAGCAATGATAGGAATGACAGATAGATATTTAAGAGTATAATATGGCCGCAACTGTCGTTCACAACGATGTATTGATTCATAACGCCGATTCTACAACCGGTTGGTATGCCAATAACGGTTTCTCTATGATTGGATTAGAAACTGCTGGTAATATTGAAGGTGCCGGTGGCATCTTCTCACGTACTCCATCAAATGGTGCTGTTTCCTGGCTCTCATACAACGGTGCAGGACTACCAGCAGATTTCACCGGATTACATATTCGAATGTGGGGCTTTGCTGGTAACCCTATTGACACATTTGTTAACGGAGGATTTCGATTAAGAGTATCTTCCACAACAGACGGTTCCACTGATTACGGAGAATGGGATGTTGGTGGTTCGGATAAAGGTATTCGTGCATATGCTGGGTGGTTTATGCTCGTCGCAGATTGTGACCGAGCATTTGATAGAACTGTAGGTACTCCACCAGCCCTAAATAATATCGCTTCAATTTCAATGGTTCAGAATGTTCTTGATGCTAACGGTAAAGAAATTCCTATTGGTGATGCTGCATTCTACTCTAGTTCAACAGCAAATGGGCTTACTGTCACTGGCGGTACTTCTGTTTCACCAGCAACATTGAAAGATATCGGAGATGCAGATAGAGCTGGTGGTTATGGTGTATTCAAAGAAGCTGGTTCTATATTCTATTGCAACGGAAAACTTATACTAGGTGATGCCGGAACAGCATCATCTATCATCAGAGATAGCGGACAGATTGTCATTTTTGAAGATTTGCCTGTATCGCTTACACATTATGTTATTGATTGTGTAGGTAACGCGACGGCAACAGACAATGAAATTTCATTTGGTACAGAAGTAGGTACACCACCCAATTCAATTGGTTCTAATGGAGTAACATTCAAGGCCGCCGGCACAGGATTTACATTAAATGCAACGGACCCAAACCTGAATATTTGTGATTTTTTAGGATGCACTATCGATGGAGCCATTGCTGTAAATTGGACAAATCCTAATGCTAGATTTATTTCAGGAATTATCGCAAACTCTGGCCTGATAACTCTATCAGGTGGCGCACAAATGCGCGATATGATTATTTCTAACACAACAGAACCTGCAACATCTGCTGCTATTAAATTAACATCTAATCCAACAGATCCAGAATTTAGAAACATCATTATTCAAAATTGTACTCGTGGGATTCTTTTGCAAGGAACAGGAAATGCAACTTATGATTTGAGAAATATCACGTTTATTGGTAATACCGTAGATATACGTATAGATTATGGTGCTGGTGATACTGTTACATTAAACATTCTTGAAGGGGGGAGTGTACCGACAATAGATAATGTCAATGGTTCGACCATCATTATCAATAATGCAGTAACCTTATCTGTTCATTGTGAAGATGAATCGGGTGCAAATGTCGTGGGAGCTAGAGTAGCAATTTATGATGCTGCAAATATTGCTGAAGGTCAAGATATTCTCAATACGGTTACCGATGCAAACGGAAATGTAAGTACGACTTACAATTATACCGGAGATTTACCAATTGTTATTAGAATACGTCACTCGACCACCGGCACAAGATATTACCCTGTTAATACAACAGGAACAATCACAGCAAACGGCTTTACACTTGATGTGGTTCTTACAGAAGATAAAATTGTTGGAGCATAATAGAAATGCTTCCGAATATAAATAATACAATATAACTACACGGAGAAAGATTAAATGCCTATTTCTGCTGATTTTAGCATCGATTACAACAATAAGCGCATCTACCACTCGGCTGGTACCACTCTTTATACCGTTAACGAGCTTTATACTTACCTGATGTCAACATTTGATGACCTCACTCAAATGGATGATTCAGTTCCTATTACAGCGCAAACTCCAACAGAGTACACGCTGGTCAATGGCTGGTTTATGGATGATGATTCTATCAAGTACCTCTATGGTGGTGCAATTCAGACATCTGGTTGGGGTTCAGGTGTCATTAGAAAACTTTCTGTATCTGCATCTGGATACACTTCACCAATCGCAACAGATATTGGAAAAACCGTAACAGGCGGAACAACAGGTCATACAGGAATTCTGCTAGCATATAATGCAGATGAATCTGGAAATTATGAATGGTATGTGAGACCAACAGACCCTGCAACAGACCTCTTCAATAACGGCTCAGAAACATATACAATCAGTGGAGGAACAGGAACAGGAACTGCTGCCGACGTGTCTTCAACTGGCGAAACACTCTGGGCAAACATTTATACACTGGGTACAATCACAACTGACCCATATGCTCTAATGTATGTCAAGAGAGGTGATACCGAAATCATCAACGGATACATCTTTGAGAACACTCGAGCAGATGGTAATAATTGGTGGAATGTTGGACATATCGATGTTCTGCTTAAAGTTAAGAATTCTGACACACTTCTAGAAAATGGCGAAGTCACAGTTTACGGACGCCAATTCGGTGACCTATACGACCAATTTACAATTGACCTATCAAATGGTGGTCGAAACGCTGTGCCTCTTGCTACATCGACTGACCTGGACAACTCGACAGGTTCACATTATCTTCTATATGACGCAGAAGTTACTCCTCCTGTCGTTGGCGAAATTGTTGACAACGGCGGAACATTCCGAGCTGAGGTATTTGCTGTTACGGATTGGGGCACTTCCGGCCTACTCGAGCTTGGTAATGTCATTGTAGGTGACCTCGCAGATAATGATACACTGAATGGTTCTATTGGTGGTACTGGACTTGCAACCGTTAACGGAACTCTCGGCGATACATATTTTGAATATTCTGCAGAAGCTGCTCCTCTTACTGTCGGAAACGTTATCACTGGCGGAACATCTGGAGCAACAAGAATTGTTCGTGGTATTCAGGACGATGGCACAACAGGTAAAGTTATTTCACAGGTTCAGTCTTCGGCTCCTTCAACCGATTATCTTGCATTCTCTGCAGGTGAGACTGTGACTGACACAGGAACAGGTTCTGTGACTGTCGGAGCAAGCGATTCTATAACAGTCGTTTCTGGATTCTCAGACATTCAGATTTGGTTCGTCAACCACAAACTCTGGTACGGTGGCCTCACAGGCACATTCCAAATCGGAGAAACTGTGACACAGGCCGTGACAGGTGCATCGGGTATCGTTGTAGAAGATACAGGAACAACTCTGATGCTTGCGAACAGAAACAGCATTTGGTTTGACACAACAAACACAATCACAGGTTCTGTTTCTGGTGCGACAGCAACTCCTACAACAACAGGATATCCAACTTCTTCGATTTCAAAAGCATTCCAACAGCAGGCTCCGAGCACATACAAAATTATCGTTGATTGTGCAGGAAGACCTCTTTCAGAGATGTATGCGTACTTCAAATACATTACTGGAGATGGTTCGAATTATTTGATGAACAGAACAACAGATGCTTTTGCATCATCTGTTAAAATGTATGATGCAACAGGCGCAACTTACACAGACAACACTGCGGCGGCTACTTCTTTCACAACAGGCGACATTCCGATATTTGACGCAGACCCTGAGGTTGGAGATATCGTCTATATTTCTTCAGACGAAACATTTGCTAAAATTGAAATCATCCTCTCAACTGCTGGTGTAGGAACTTGGACAGTCACTTGGGAATACTGGAACGGCACTACTTGGACAGCTCTTCCTGGAATTGGTCTTGATGGTGTTGCAGGCGATGCTCCAGGATTGCATTATCGAGCAGTCGGTGAGTCGCAGATAACTTGGGATATGCCAGGAGACTGGGCAACAACTACTGTAGATGGTGTTCTAGGCTACTATATTCGTGGACGCATTTCATCATTCACTTCTGTTACAACAAATCCAGTCGGCGACTACTTCTTGCTCGGTGGCCCACAGAAAACGGTTGCTGGTAAGGTTTATTCGGAAGCTCATTATGGATATGTTCCTGTCAAAGCAGCTCCATTCGGAACATTTGCTGGTGGAACATACTTCGGTGCTCGTGGTGTATGGATTGAAAATATGGCTGCTAGTGATGTTCAGAGCTATCAGCTTAAAGATGCTGGAAACACAACACAGACACCACCAAACTTCCAGACAATTGTTGTAACAAACCTTGTTGCTGGAGACACGGTTGCAGTATTCCGAACTTCTGCTGGTTCAATTGATAAAGCACTTTATTCAATGACAGCACAAGGTGCAGGAGCTTCTACAATCACAGTCGGAAGCTCAATTGCAACAGACACACCTACATCGGGTAAGGTTCGTGTTGTTGATACTGCAACAAATACCGAACAGAGATATCGTTTCTCTAGCTGGTCTGGTTCAGTGTTCACATTGGTATCAGGCGCAACGGGTTCAGCAACAGCAGGTTCTACAGGACAAACATTGATTGATTCTGCTGCTGATTTCGGTGGAGCAGACAACGTAGAAGCTGGTGATGTTATTAGAAACACAACAACTGGTGAATCTGGTGTTGTCATTTCTGTAGATAGCGCAACACAACTCACAACAAGTGGTCTGACATCTGGATGGACAAGCGGCGATGCTTACGATACAAACCTGACAGATAGAGCATACACAATTTCTGACACTGTTTATGTTCCATTCCTCGACCTGACAGCAACAAGCACATCGGAGAGTGTAACAGTTATCTACAGTGCAGACAGGCCAATTCTGACTCGTGTTCGTAGATATAATGGTGCAGGAGACTCAATCCTACCATTCGAAACTGCTGGTACATTCGGTTCGACTGGCTACTCAGTGGCTACAATTCGAACCGACGATGCAATTGTAGCATAATCAGTCCCTCCCTCGCTGCTGATTATCTACAATTTGCATATATAAAGGAGTGGAGTTCTTCCACTCCTTTTTTTATTCTCAAAAAGCACACGGAGAAGAAATGATAGAAACAAAATACGACATCGATGCATTAAAAAATAACATCGAGAGATGTGAGAAAGAAATTGACATTTTTCGAGGAATCATCGAAGATACAAGAATGCAGCTTGTAGGATATGAACACGCACAAACACTCGATGACAAAAATGGGTATTCTGAAGAAGAATTAGAAAAACAAATCGAAAGATGCAAGAATCAAATTTCTTATTATGTAGAACAAGTCGAAATAAAGCAAAATGAAATCATTGAATTGAGACTTTTGATTCGAGAACAGGGTCATAAATAATTAAATACAATAATTTGGATAACTCTAGATGCCTATTGCAGATGATTGGACAATTGACCCAATAACGAAAACGATTCAGCATACTGCCGGGTCAACTGTCTACACTGTCAACGAATTCTACACTTTCCTATCTGACATTTTTGATGATTTTGATAAAATGCCAGAACCTGTTCCTATTCGAGCAAATACTCCTACAATTTACACCTGGCTGAATGGCTGGAAGATGGCAGATGAAACATCTTATCAGTTCTTGAAATCTGGCGCGCTCCAAGACCCAACAAACGGTGATGTCTATGTGAACATTCAGACAATTGGTTCTATTGTTTCTGGTTCACAAATCTACATCTATCGTTCAGACGGAACATCTATCACTGAATGGTGGCCGACGGGTCACGTTGATATTCTTGTTAAAATCAAAGAAGCAGGTTCTCTAATTTCTAATGGACAATTGACTCTTTTTGTTCGAGAATATGGAAATATCTATGACCATTTTGATTTAGATGCTTCCAACAAACTGACGCACACAGTCGCTCTTTCTACATCAGACGACTTTTTCAACAACACACCCGCTTCTACGGTCGCAACATACACAGATATTACCCTGACTTGGGGAACAATCAATCGAGACCTCGATGATGGACTCGGTCTTGCTGACTATGATTTAGAAATTGATTGTGCCGGAAGACCTCTGCAAGAAGTTTTTGAATTTTTGAAATATGAAACAAGAAGAGGGTCTACGACTGATTTGAACGGTGTTCCTGGAGAAAGATACATCTCAATCGACCCAGCGAACTACACTATCGATAAAAAAGCGCCGTTCGGAACATATGTAGGAGGAAAATGGTTCGTTGCTCAAGGAATCTGGCTAACAAATTATCCTATTTCTGACGAAGAAAACTTTGAATTGATTGATTCTGCTGGCGTCACTCACACGCCACCATTAAATTTAGGATTCCAGTTAACAGGTTTACAGAGTGGTTCGTATGTTGCCATCTACAACACGAACACGGGTGAGCAGATTGCAAAATTTGATAACACAGGAACATCTGTCATCTATAGATATACTTACATTGCTGATATTCCTATCAGGGTTGTGATAATGCATCTTGATTATGATTATCAGGAATTTCAAGCAACATTAAGTAATATCGACTCGGTTATCCCAATCACTCAAGAACAGGACCCACTATACCTCAATTCCTAGAACATAAATAATATAAAGATTTATTGAAAATTTCCATACGGAGTTCTATTAGAGATGTCAAATTCATTCATTGCTGTTCCACCCGACGCTGCTGGTAAAAAAGTTTTCACAAAAGAGGTTTCTGTTGTAGAATTCGCAAATGAAACAACAACCTTTTCACCTGGAATGATAATAACAGGAGCAACATCTGGCGCAACCGGAACAATACAATCTATTGAAAGAGAAGGTTGGCCTTCGGGTGAAGGAGAATTATATCTCAAAAATGTTTCAGGAACATTTGTTGTAGGAGAAAACCTACAAGTTTCTGCAGTCACTTATGCTCAAGTCGGAAACAACAACTCTGTAGACTTACATATTCAAAAAGTTATTCTTACAGACCCAATCTATCCGGAACACGGTCAATATGTTGACGGAGAAGGTGCTGCATATATACGATTTGCCGAAGGTGCCATACAATTCGATGGATTTGGTCGAACACAGGTGTCGGAGGGGGCTCTTCTTGGTGAATATATCCAAGAATACGATGAACTTCCTGACTTAATTGATACCACTATTGTTGGTGGAGGCTCTATTGCTCATTCGCAAACAGAATCTTCTACAACATTAAGTGTCGGAACTTCATCTGGTGATAAAGTTACCAGAACAACAAACAAATATCACAAATATCGCGCTGGTCAATCACAGCTCATCCAAATGACTTCTGTCTGCGGCGACAGCGGAAAAGCGAACGTTCGAAGACGATGGGGTTATTTTGATGATAATGATGGTGTTTTCTTTGAATTAGATGGAACGACACTCTATGTTGTCCTTCGTTCATCTACAACTGGAAGCGTCGTAGATACAAAAATAGCACAATCGAACTGGTCGCACGATAAATTAGATGGAACTGGAACAAGTGGTGTCACTCTCGATATAACAAAAGCAAATATTTTCTGGATTGACCTTCAATGGCTCGGTGCCGGAAAAATTCGATTTGGTGTTGGAGCACCATCGGGTGTGAGAATCGTATCTCACGTTTTCGAAAACGCAAACGCAAATCCGAGAACATATATGAGAACCGGCAGTCTTCCGTTAAGATGGGAAATTGAAAATTATGGTGTGAGTGCATCAACAAGCGAATTCAAACAAATCTGTGCTTCTGTTGAAACAGAAGGTGGCGGAAAAATCGACGAAAATCATAAGATGAATTCTTATGTTCTATCAGCTAAAAAAGCAATCACAGATGCGGCAGAAACTCCTCTGATTTCATTCAAAGCGACACAGCTATTAAATGGAATCACAAACAGAAAATATACAATACCTGAATTATTTGAAAATTATATTGATTCTGCGTCGACTTCACCTGTCATTTTTAGATTAAGAAGAAAAACTTCGTTGACTGGCGCAACTTTCAATAAAGCTACTGCTACTTCTATTCTCGAAATTGATGAAGCTGCAACAGCACTTGTGACGGCTGGAGAAGTTATCACTTCTCATATAGGAGAGATAAATTCAGTCAAAAGAATAGATGTTGAAAAAGATTTCTCCTATCTAAATGAAAATATCGCACTGAATGCTGATGGCGTTTCTGCAGACATCTACACATTGACAGCGCAATGTATCGAATCAGGTGGAACAGCAAACATTCTAACTACTTTTTGTTGGCACGAATCGGGATAAAGTAGATAATGCTCGCATTTAATTATGGCTTTTGGGAATTCTGGCAGAATTATCCACAAAAGGTAACTTTTGATGGTGCGAACAAACGTATCTTAATAAATTATGGCGTGACAAGTATTGATGTTCAAATTGACCTCTACTCAAACTGGAAAGAGTGGGTTCAATATCGAGACAATTCTCAATATCCTCAAGCATTTTCAAAAACAGGTGGTACGACAACACCTATTGGTTCTATCGGCGGAACATACTTTTTGCTGAATGGGTGGAAGATAAAACCTTGGCAAGGGAACTATACACTTGACATAGACGGAAATATGTTTTCGATTGATGGTTCTGACCCGTTTGTAGATGCAGAAGGAACAACATTCAAAGTTACAATAAGACAGAGAGTATCGAATATTGTAGATGTCGTTTCTCCGCCGGCAGATGAAGTCGGACAAATTGTACGCGATGAACTCGCTGTCGAACTTGCAAGAATCAGAAAATTACTGACAAGAAACGAATTCTTGGCTTTGAAATAGACTAAATACTTATTGAGGTAAATATGGCAATCCTTGAATCAGTAGAAGACCTGAAAAATTATTGCTTAAGAAAATTAGGCTCTCCGGTCATCAATATAGAAATTGATGATACACAGACATACGATAGAATTCAAGATGCCTTAGAGTACTTCGCTGAACGTCATTACAATGGCGTCGAAGAAGCATATTACAAATATGTTGTTCGGCACATTGATGTTGAAAGAGGATATATTACAGTTCCTGAGGAATTTGTTGCAATAATTGATATACTTTCAAAAAATCAGACAACTTCTGCAGAAGCAATGGCAGATGTTCAATATCAGTTTATGATGGAAAATTACAGACAGCTAATGAGAGCGGAGCTATCAGAATATTATTTGGGTCAACAGCACATTGCTCTCCTAAACAATCTTTTCACGCCCGAACGCTCTTTCACTTTCAATTCGGCTTCTCATCGCCTAACTCCAAGATGGAAACTGTCGGATGTTGGCGGTGCGAATCTTTTGCTTGATGCAGACGACATCACGACAGCCAACTGGACGGCCATAAACGCAGTTTTGACTTCGAACAGCACCACAGACCCTCTGGGAACCCAAAAAGCTCATACGGTTGAATCTGGGGCCTCTGGTGGCTATGGATTAGAGCAAACCTACAGCACCGACAGATATGTGCGTGGAGTCATCACCGGATGGGTGTCTCTGAAGGCAGGAACATACACCGGCCAAGTAAAATTAACACTGAAAGACTCTGCTGGCACGATTGTTGGAGCAAAGACAGTCAACCTTACAAACCGATGGGAAGGAGAATATATCACTGCCACATATGCAGCAGGCCACGTAGATGATATAACATTTACAATTGAGGCTGCAACTCCAGCAGGGGCAGCAGGAGAAAACTTCCATATCTACAACCCAAATTTATATCAGAATTCAATGCTTATACTTCACGGATATAAAGCACTAGACCCTGAAGAAGCAACAAACATCTATAATGATAGATGGGTCAAAGAATATGCAACCGCTCTTATCAAACGTCAATGGGGCACAAACATCAAGAAATTTGAAGGAATTCAGTTGCCTGGTGGAATGACAATGAACGGCCAGCAAATCTTTGATGAAGCACAAACAGAAATTGAAAGGCTAGAAGAAAAATTCTCACTTGAATATGAATTACCCATCGATATGATGATAGGATAATAAAATGACAGTCAAGAGTCACTTTAACCTTCACGGTGCAGTAACAGGAAATGAAAATGAACAATCACTGATTCAAGGATTGGTGACAGAAGCCATTCAACAATATGGAATGGACGTCGTGTATCTTCCTCGAACAATGCAAAAAGAAGATACGCTTTTCCACGAAGATGTTCTTTCCTCATTTTCTACAACATACACAATTGAAATGTATGTAGAAAATGCAGAAGGTTTTGAGGGCGAAGGTGATATGCTAATGAATTTTGGTCTGAGAATCAATGACCAGATTGAATTGTCCGTTTCGAGAGAAAGATTTGTCGCTGAAACAGGAATGACAAAACCAATGGAAGGTGACCTGATTCATTTTCCTTTGAGCGGAAGTCTCTTTGAAGTAAAATTTGTTGAACACGAGAATCAATTCTATCCTGCAGGAACATTGCCAAGATTTGTCTTGAGATGTGAACTGTTCGATTATGCTGGAGAACAATTCTCTACTGGAATTACTGATATTGACGATATCGAAACAAGTCTGGATGCAGTTGACCCATATGCAAACAATACCGATATTCAGAATGAAGCAACACAGGTTGTTGATTGGTCTGAACAGAACCCATTTGGCACAGGTTAAATTAAATGCTAGGAACGCCCTTCTATCACAATACAATTCGAAACATTACCGTTGCCATTGGTACGCTGTTTAATGATATTCACGTCATTTATAAAGATGCTACCGATACAACAATAAAAGACAAAAAAGTTCCTCTGGCATATGCGCCAAGAAGCGGATATTGGTCAAAGATGAATGAAGATTTGAGAAACGCGACACACGATGTCGTCCAATCTGTTCTGCCTAGATTGTCTTTTGATTTTGAGGGGCCAACCTATGACCCAACAAGACAACTGAATCCTATGAACAAACTCTCAGGAACTTCTTTGACAAGCAATGATTTTAGGTCACAGGTGTTTCAGCCTATACCATATAATTTTGCTTTCAACCTGACTTCATATTCTAATAGAGTAGATGATTCATTGCAGGTTATGGAGCAAGTTCTCCCATTCTTCACACCTCAATATAATTTAACAATAAAAGAAATTGATGAAAACGGAATGCTAATAAATCGAGATGTTCCGATTGTTCTTGAGGGTGTTACAAAAGAAGATAATTATGAAGAAGGATTTGTAACGAACAGGCTCATATCTTGGTCATTTTCATTCACTGTTCGAGGATACGTATATCATCGCGTATCTGATGCTAGAACAATCAAAAAGACATTGACAACACTCTATAATGATGAAGGAATGACAAGCAAACTCGAATCAATAGGAGTAGATGTTAATCCGCTGACAGCAGGAAAAGATGATATTTGGTCTCCTTTAACAACAATCACAATCGACCCTTCACAGTTAGGTTAACGCTATATATTAAGCTATGGCGAAGAAAAAAGACGACCCTATCTCAAAAGCACTAGATATAGCCGAATCGTTTCTCATTGATGTAGATGAAGTAAAAACGAACGAACTCTCTACAAAAATTGCAGAAAGAGAAGTCGGTACAACAGCTCCGACTGAACAAGATTTCATAGATGATTTGAATTATGCGAGAAACACAATTCACGAGCTTATCCAAAAAGGTGGAAAGGTTCTAAATGATGCAATCCTTGTTGCTAGCGAATCAAAACATCCTAGAGCTCTTGAGGTCGCAGCAAATATCCTCAAACAAATATCTGAGCTTTCACAAGATTTGATTGATTTGTCTTCGAAGGCATCACAGAACGAAGGCAACAATTCACCAAAGGAACAACATAATCATATTCATTGCACAACTGAAGATTTAGGAAAAATACTTTCAACAATGAAAGAAGCAAAATGACAATCCAGAGCTATCTAGGCAATCCTAATCTCAAAAGAGCAGGACAAAAAATAACATTTACAAAAGAGCAAGTAGAAGAATATATAAAATGTCGCGACGACAAAATCTACTTCGCTGAAAAGTATATGAAAATTGTCCACGTAGATAGAGGACTGATAAACATTTCTTTATACAAATATCAGAAAAAAATGCTGAAAGCATTGTCTAAAAATCGGTTCTTGATTGCTCTTCAAAGTCGACAAAGTGGAAAAACTACAACAATAACCGTCGATATGCTTCACTACATTATTTTCAATCCATATAAAACCTGTGCAATTCTAGCAAACAAAGGGGCAACAGCAAGAGAAATCCTTTCAAGAATTCAACTGGCATATGAAAATCTCCCAATTTGGTTGCAGCAAGGAGTTCTTGAATGGAATAAGGGTTCTATTGAACTCGAGAATGGTTCTAGAATCTTAACATCTGGCACTTCTGCAGATAACATTCGTGGTCAATCAATATCGTATCTTCTGGTAGATGAATGTGCGTTTCTTGCAAGCAATATGTGGGAAGACTTCTATTCATCTGTTTATCCTACAATTTCTTCAGGTAAAGAAACAAGAATTGTTCTTGTTTCTACAGCAAACGGCTTGAATCATTATCACAAATTGTGGTCCGATGCCGTTGCAGGCAGAAATTCTTATTATCCTTTTGAGGTAACCTGGAGAGATGTTCCTGGAAGAGATGAAAAATGGAAAGAAGAAACAATAGCAAACACCTCACTTGAACTTTTCCTACAAGAACACGAAAATCAATTCTGGGGCGCGTCAAACACATTGATTTCTTCTAGCGCACTCTTAAAAATGGTACAAAAAGAGCCCGTCTATGTTAACAAAAATGGCAATTTTCGCTCGTACGAAGAACCAAAAGAAAATCACATTTATTGCGTTGTGGTCGACACATCTAGAGGAAAGGGGCTTGACAATTCTGCATTTTCTGTGATTGATGTCACAGAATATCCTTTCAAACAGGTTGCAACTTTCTATGATAGTCTAATTTCACCACTGGTATTTCCCACAACAATCAATGAGGTTGCAAACAAATATAATGAGGCTTATGTTCTTGTTGAAACTAATGACATCGGAGAACAGGTTGCAAATATACTTAACTATGATTTAGAATATGAGAATCTAATATCAATAAATGATGGCAAACAGAAAAAATATTCTTTAGGAATCAGAACAACAAAATCTGTCAAAGCGGTAGGGTGTTCTACGCTTCGAGATTTGATAGAAAACGATAAACTGATAATTTGGGATAAAAATACCGTTAAAGAATTGAGCGGATTCGTTCAGAAAGGTTCATCATATGAGGCAGATACAGGCCAGAACGACGACCTAGTAATGACGCTCGTTCTATTTTCTTGGTTGACTACTCGCCCATTCTTTGAGGAATTGAGAACGGGATTCAATATTCGAAAAATGATTTTTGATAACGAACTGAAAGAAATAGAAGAAGACCTTGCGCCTTTCGGCTTCATAGAAAACGGAATAGATGAGCTAGAAGAAGAATACGAAATAGATTCAGATGGAACTGTCTGGACAACTGCACAAATGTAAAAGAGCAGAAATCATAAATAATACAAATAAACATTGTCAAAAGGCAAAATAAATAAGGAGTGAAAAATATGGGATTTTCATTATCTCCTAGTGTAACCACTAAAGAGATTGACCTTACCACTTCTGTTCCTGCGATAGCAACATCGATAGGCGGAATGGTTGGTGCATTTGCTTGGGGACCTGTTGAAGAAATTACTCTTGTTAGCCGTGAATCAGATATTGTTTCGAAGTTCTATGAACCTAACGATAGTAATTACAAAGATTGGTTCACTGCTGCAAACTTTCTCGCATACTCAAATAATCTAAAAATTGTTCGTGTTGTAGGTACCGGTGCTCTTAATGCAACAGATTCTGGTACTGGCATCCTAATCAAGAATGTTGCTGATTTTGAATCGCAGCTTTCTACTTTGCAGGCAGCGGCAACAGATGCTTTCATTGCAAAATATCCTGGAACTGAAGGAAATGACATTGTCGTAGATGTTGCAGATTCAGCAAACTTTTCTACTTGGGCATATTCATCTAATTTTGAATATGCGCCTTCAGGCACAGAATTCTTTGCCGTCGTTTTGAAGGGCGGAACACTGGTAGAAAAATTCATTGTAGATAAAACTCCTGGAACAAAGAATTTCCAGGGTGATTCGGTGTATTGTGAAGATGTTTTCTCACGTCAGTCTGATTATGTTTGGTGTGTGAACTCTGCTGCACTGATAACAGATAATGCTGGTGCTTCTGTTACCTATACACTTTCTGGCGGCGCTGACGGCTCAGCTCTAGTAGATGCAGATTATCGTACTGGATTAGATTTGTTCGCAGATGCAGATGTTGTTGATGTCAACCTGCTAATGCTGGGCGGCGCTCCAACTGCTACAGGTGCATATCTCGTTCAAACAATCGCAGAAGGTAGAAAAGATTGTGTCGGATTCTTGTCACCAGATGAAGCCGATGTTGTAAATCCAGCAACGACACCAGAATCAGAATTGAACACTCTGAGAACAACTGGTGACTACAACTTCTCATCAAGTTATGGTTTTCTTGATGGCAACTATAAGTATCAGTATGATAGATACAACGATGTTTATCGCTGGGTTCCGCTCAATGGCGATATTGCTGGTCTTTGCGCAAGAACAGATTATGTTGCTGATGCTTGGTATAGCCCAGGCGGATTCAACCGCGGTCAAATCAAGAATGTTGTAAAACTCGCTTACAATCCTACAAAAGCACAAAGAGACGAATTGTATAAAATTTCAATCAACCCAATTGTTTCTTTTGCAGGAGAAGGAACTGTTCTGTATGGCGATAAGACAATGCAAACAAAACCATCGGCATTCGATAGAATCAATGTTAGACGTTTGTTCATTGTTCTTGAAAAAGCAATTGCAACTGCGGCAAAATACTCAATGTTTGAATTTAACGACGCTTTCACAAGAGCAAGATTTGTTCAAATGGTAGAACCATTCTTGCGCGAAGTCCAAGGTCGTCGTGGTGTGTATGACTTTAAGGTTATCTGTGACGAAACAAACAACACAGGACAGGTTATTGACAATAATGAATTTGTTGCTGATATTCTCGTCAAGCCGTCACGTTCTATCAACTTCATTACTTTGAATTTCACTGCTGTTAAGACCGCCGTAAACTTCGAAGAAGTTATTGGATAAGGAGAGAAATTAGATGAGTATCGACGCATTTAAGGCAGCCGTATCACAATTTGCTCGCCCAACACTTTACCGCGTTTCGGCGCCGGCAATTTTAGACCAGAAGCTGGAATTTCTCGCAAAAGCGGCACAGATTCCAGCATCAACTTTGGGTGTTATTGAAGTTCCTTACCTAGGAAGAAAAATCAAGGTTGCTGGTGATAGAACATTCGCCGAGTGGACTCTCACAATTCAAGAAGATGAGAATTTCACTATTCGCAAGCAACTCGAAGACTGGTCAAATCTTATCAATGACCACGAAGCAAATATTGGTCCGATTAACGCCGAATCATACAAATATGATATGATTGTAGAACAACTGGCAAACGATAAAAGTGTTATTGCTGAATACAAACTTGTTGGATGTTTCCCTATGGAAATTTCTCCAATTGAATTATCATTCGAAAGCAACGACACAATCGAAGAATATACGCTAACCGTTGCCTACGATTATTTCTTAAGAACGAAGTAAATCTGAAAATGGGCTAGTCTTCTGGCTGGCCCATTTTCTTAATTATAAATACATTTATGGAATTCTTAGGCTTCGAAATCAAACCCATCAAAAAGAAGAATGAAAATCTTTCTCCTTCTTTTGTACCTCCTACAGATTTAGATGGCGCAGTAGAAATATCTGAACGCAACTCTTTCGGATACAACTTCGACGCATCATATAAAAATATAAAAGAACAAATTGAACTATACCGTTCAATGGCAATCAATGCCGAATGTTCGGATGCTATCGAAGAAATCATAAACGATGCTATTGTTTTTGACTCAGATAAAACGCCAGTCGAACTCGTCTGGGACGACAATTCAAAAATATCCGATAAAATAAAGAAGAAAATACTCGAAGAATTTCAGATAATTCTAAAACTCTACGACTTTAACAACATTGGCGACGATATTTTCCGAAGATGGTATGTTGACGGAAGAATATTCTACCATATCATCATAAACAAAGGAAAAGAAAAAGATGGAATTGCTGAACTAAGATATATTGACCCGAGATATATCAGAAAGATTCGCAAAGTCAAGAAAGAAAAAGGAAAAAATGGTGTAGAAATCGTCAAGGGCATTGAAGAATACTATATCTATAATGACCCTGATTCTTCATACACTACAACAAACAGCGCAATCAAAATTCCTAAAGAAGCAATTATCTATTGTTCGTCGGGACTAAAATCGCCTGACGACAAAGAGGTTATTTCATATCTTCAGTCAGCAATAAAACCATTCAATTCTCTCGTATCACTCGAAGATTCATTGGTGATATATAGAATTGCACGCGCTCCAGAGAGAAGAGTTTTCTACGTAGATACTGGAAATCTGCCTAAAACAAAAGCAGAGCAGTATATGAAGAGCATCATCAATAAACACAAGAACAAAATGGTTTATGATGCAAGAACCGGAACCGTTAAAGATAATAGACATATTCTTTCAATGCTCGAAGATATCTGGTTGCCGAGGCGTGAAGGAAGTCGTGGAACAGAAGTTGACACGCTTCCAGGAGCACAGTCATTAGGTGATATGGAAGAAGTGCTCTATT